TCCACAGCCCCGCCCACCCCACGGTGCGCAAGCTCGCGGTTCTCGACGGTTTTCGGAGCCCTATGACCCCACCACCAGGTGGCTTTTATGAAGTGAAATCAAGCAGTTACGCGCGCCGAGCACTTTGCGACTCGGCGCACGTAACCCTCTGATTCACTTGGTGGAATGTTTCTCGTGCGTAGCGCTGCTAACTATGTCTGACGTCGACGGCCAGAACGAAATGTTCCAGGGAGGAGTGGTATCGAATCTGGCCGATAGCGACATCGTCGGCTCGCTCAGTGCGTATGCGCGGGCCTTCGGAACCGACCGCGATACGTTGCGGCGGCGCTTGCTCGAAGCGGGCATCGAGCCCTACGCGGAGCGCGGCGGGCACAAGATCTACAAGCTGCGCGAGGTGTATCTCGCGTGGACGTCGGCGAACGGCACGATCAACCCTGAGAACCTGTCGCCGTTCAACCGGCGGGCATGGTATCAGGCCGAGCTCGACCGCCTGCGGCTCGAGCAGACTCGCGGCGAGGTGATCCCGCGCCTCGAGGTCGAGCAGGAGATCGCCGGCGTGCTCAAGATCGCGGCCGAGACCTTTGATACGCTGCCGGATCTCGTCGAGCGCGACTGCGGCGCGACGCCGCAGCAGGTCGCTCGGATCGAGACCGTTTGCGATCGCGCCCGGGAGGAGATGCACAGGCGTCTCACCGAGCCCACGTCCGAGGAGAAAGCAGCCGCGCCGGCCGAAGCGCCAGATCGGCCACGTACGGTGGCTGCCGTCGGGGCCGTTGATCTCGCGGGCACGTTCCTACGGGACGCGCTCGGCGCCGGTCAGAGGCCTGCAGCCGAGCTCATCGCTGAAGCTGAGGCACGCGGACTGTCAGAGACATCGCTGCGTCGGGCGAAGGCGAAGACCGGAATCATCGCGAAGCGGGCCGGTAAGGGTTGGGCCTGGGCGCTACCGGATCCGCAAGACGTTCAAGGCGGCCAGGCGAGTTGACCGGTGACGGCCTTGGCTGCCTCGAGCGGGTACGCGCATGCCCGTGACGTGACTCGCGGTGTCGCCGAGCTCGTGCGCCCACCCCGGCGAATCCGACCGAGCGATGCCGCAGGGCAGTACCTGCGGAACGACAAGGGCCCTTGGACGGCCGACGTCGCGCCGATGATGCTTGAGCCGCTCGATCTCCTGGGCGGCCGCGAGTACACGGGGATCGTGCTCGTCGGCCCCCAGCGCGGCGGCAAGACCTTCGGCCTGATCCACGCGGGCGTGACCTACGCAGTTACGTGCGCGCCGGGCGACGCGATGATCGTGCAGATGTCGCAAGACGTCGCGCGCGACTTCAGCCGCATGGAGGTTGATCGCGTCATCCGGTACAGCCCGGAGCTCGCGGAGCAATTGAGCCCGCGCGCCCGCGACGACAACACCTACGACAAGTTTTTCCGGTCGGGGATGGTGCTGAAGCTCGCCTGGCCGAGCATCAACCAGCTCTCGGGCAAGACGCTGAAGTACGTCTTCATCCCGGACTACGACCGGCCGGAGAACCGAGACAACGTCGACGGGGAGGGCTCGGTCTGGGATCTCGCGTTTAAACGCATCCAGACTTATATGAGTCGCGGTAAGTGTCTAGCGGAGTCGTCGCCGGGCGAGCCGCTGATCGATCCGCGGTGGATGCCGAAGACGGCGCACGAGGCGCCGCCGGTCCGCGGGATCCTCGAGCTATACAACCGCGGCACGCGCGCGCGGTGGTACTGGCCCTGCATCCACTGCGCCGCGTACTGGGAGCCTAAGCCCGGGCTCGCACCGTTCGCGTTGCCCGAGCTCAAGGAGCTCGAGCAGCTCGTGCAGCGCGAGGACCTCATGACACTCGCGAACCGGTTCGCGCGCGTGGTCTGCCCGCACTGCGGCGTCGCCAGCGACATGAGTCACAAGCGCGAGATGAACCTGCGCGGCAGGTGGGTTCACGAGGGCGAGACGCTGAACCCGGACGGAAGCCTCAGCGGCCGCCGGCGCGATACGCCATTCGCGAGCTTCTGGTTCGGTGGAGCAGCCGCATCTCATCAGCGCTGGGACAGCCTGCTCTATGGCTACTTTCAGGCGCTGCTGACATACGTCCGGACCGGTGACGAGCAGCCGATGCAGTTCACCACGAGCTCGGACCAGGCGGCGCCGTACATCCCGCGCGCGGCCGGCAAACGGCGCACGCCTGAGGAGCTCGTGTCACGACTAGAGACGTGGGAACGCGGCCTTATACCGGCCGGCGTGCGGTTTCTCACGGCCGCCGTCGACGTGCAGGCGCACCGGTTCGTGGTGCAGGTGATGGGCTGGGGCGTAGGCCTCGAATCGTGGGTCATTGAGCGCTTCAGCATCACCGCAAGCAACCGCCCGGAAGGCGATCGCTACGCCGGCGTCGATCCGGCCGCGTACGTTGAGGATTGGAACGTTCTCGTCACTCAGGTGATCGAGCGCAAGTATCGAGGCGATGGCGGCTTCGAGCTGCCGCCGGTGTTCACACTCTGCGACTCGGGCGGCCGTGAAGGTGTCACCGACAAGGCCTATGACTTTTGGCGCGTCATGCGTGCGAAGGCGTACGGCTCGAGGTTCATGCTGCTGAAGGGCGTCGGAAACCTGAATTCGCCGCGTACGCAGCAGACCTGGCCGGATGCTAAAGCCCGCAAGGATCGCACAGCCGGGAGAGGCGACGTACCCGTGTGGTTACTGAACGTCAACGTGCTGAAGGATGGAATCCACGGAGATCTCGCGCGCGAGGTGCCTGGCCCTGGCTACGTCCACTTGCCGAACTGGCTCGACGCTGACTACTTCAACGAGATCACCGCGGAGACGCGGACGGCGAAAGGGTGGGAGCGTCCGAATTCGCACGTGCCGAATGAAGCCTTCGACCTACACGCATACAACCGCGCCGCGGCGATCATTCTGAAGGCCGAGGCGATCGACTGGAACAAACCGCCGGAGTGGGCGATGCCGTTCGACAAGCGCGCCGAGCTCGCGAAAGGCCGGTCGCAAGCCGCAGAGACCCGACGCGCTGATCCGCGCCCAAAGAGGAACTGGGTGAAGCAATGGTGATTCTCTGAATAACATTCCGCAGTCTCTCGTCGTCGGCGACACGTGGCAGTGGGATGCCGACTATGGTGACTACCCGCGTCCAACGTGGACGGCGACGGCGTATTTCGAGAACGCGGCCGAGACCTTTACCGTTGCATCAACTGCGAACGGCACGGCACAACGGTTTTCGGCTGCGGCTTCGGTCACAGACGACTTCAAGGCCGGCCGCTATCACGTCAGTGTGCGCGTCACCGATGGGACATCGGTTCACGTCGTCGAGACAGGCTGGTGTGAGGTCGAGCCAGATCCTGCCTCGGCACAGAAGGTCGACCACCGCTCGTGGGCACGTCGGACCCTTGACGCGATCGAGGCCTTCCTAGAGGGAAACGCCACGACGGCGCAACAGGCGATCACAATCGGCGGCCGCTCGATCTCACGGTGGTCGTTGCCAGAGCTGATGCAATGGCGAGATAAGCTGCGCGCCGAGGTAAGCACTGAAGAGCAAGGTTCTGCGGCTGGGCTCGGGCGTGACATCAAGGTGAGATATGGCGCTCCGTGATCGCCTAGCCCGTGCCTGGGCCGCATTCAAAGGTAGGACGTACGGACAGCGCATGTATCAGGACGCGCGAACGTCTCGCCTGACTGGCGATTGGCAAGTTTCAAATACCAGCGCGGATTCGGAGCTTGCGAGCAGTCTGACGCAACTGCGGTCGCGATCCCGCGCGCTTTGTCGCGATGTGAGCTACGCGAAGCGCGCAAAACAGCTCGTCGTTAACAACGTCATCGGCACCGGCATCGGGATGCAGGGACAGGTGTACACGACACGCGACGAGCTCAACAGCCGCGTGAACGACGAGATAGAGTCGGTTTGGGAGGACTGGTGCTACGCCGACTACTGCCACACCGGCGGCCGCATGGACTTCTCGATGCTCGAGCGAGCGCTCATGGCGCAGGTGTTCGAAGCTGGCGAAGTCGTGATTCGGAAGCACTACCGGATGTTCGGCGGCTCGAGCATCCCGTTCGCGCTCGAGATCATTGAGGCCGAGCGCATCGCCGACGAGTTCGCATCTGCATATCTCGCGGCGCAGACGGGCAACGAGATACGGATGGGCGTCGAGGTCGATGGCTTCTATCGTCCCGTCGCGTACCACATTCGCAAGCGTCACCCGAGCGAGCATCGCTTCGCGCACAGCCGCCCGGACATGGTGGAGCGGATACCGGCAGGTCAGATCATCCACCTCGTCTTCGGCGACCGCTGGCCGCAGACGCGTGGCGAGCCGTGGA